CCTTTGGGGTAGAATTTAAAGATCCAGTTGAAACCTTTGTACAAGCTGACGTTTTCTTCCAGATCAATCCAAGACTAACCCCTCTTTCTATCAATACCATTAAAGGTCAAGTTGATACTGCTATTAGTAATTATTTCTCAAATGCAGTTGGGGGATTTGATCAATCATTCAGAAGATCAAATCTGCTAACTCTCATCGACGCAGTTAGTCCTGCTGTTCTATCTAGTAGGGCAAATATCAAAATGCAACAGAGGTTTACACCAACGCTGAATGCATTAAATAAGGTAACACTTAACTTCCCTGCAGCGATCGATATTCCTAGAACCACATCAACTTCAGTAATTAGTACTACTTACACATTAGGAGATGAAACTGTTCGTATACAAAATACGTCAGGATCAAATAATCTTGAAGTAGTAAATGCCGGAACAAACGAAGTTGTTGTAGATAGCGTTGGAAGTTATAACCAATTAGGCGGCCAAGTTATTATTACAGGATTAAGAGTAGATGATATTTCAGGAGCAACTTTATTAAAGATTTCGTGTGTTCCAGCAAATCAAAGTGCTATTACTCCAGTGAGAGAAAATCTACTTAAATTTGATGCTGAGATATCTGATACTAAATATGTCCTAACAGAGGCTGATAATTAATGTCTGACATTACCTTACAGGATATAGGTAGAAGGGAAGTTAGATTCCCTACTAGCACAGTAGACACTACTGTTCCAGAGTGGTGGAAAACTGATGCACCTCAAATAGTAACTTTTCTTAAGAAGTATTACGAAAACCTAGATTCTGATGGTAATTTTGGTAATCTCTTACAAAACCTTGCAACCACTCGAGATATTGCTCAAACTCGAGCTAGTAATCTAACTTTAATTGAAGATGAACTTCTATTAGGTGAGAACTATCTCGAAGGCATTTTAGACACGAGAACTGGTGCAGAACTTTCAAATAACTACTATCGAACAAAAGGTACCAAGTACGGTATTCAAAGATTCTTCCGTGCGTTTTTCCAAGAAGATCCTGATATTGTATATGGCAAAGACTTACTCTTCAACATAGGCGAAACACCTATTGGCACTGAATCTGGTAAGTTTATCATGAATGACAAGGTGTTTCAGCACTGGGCTATATTAATTAAAGTCGGTTTATCTCGTGCTGATTGGATTGAGCTTTATCAGCTTTTTGCACATCCGGCTGGTATGTTTGTTGGCAATGAGGTTCAAATCGTTACTGTAAATGAAGACCTTGGTTTTGATGTTATGCCTACCTCAGAAGAACAGGAAGAAGTAGATCCAGTCTTTGAAGGTATCGCTGCTATGGCAGACGCAGCTGCAATGGATATTTCCAGACTGTACACAGATTCTTCAGAAGTACATCGCTTCGACGTGTACCGTAGCGATATTGAAGCATTTATCGATTCCAGTGGTTCTGCAGACTCCAATCAGTTTGGCACGCTTCTATACATCGACAACAACTATAGACACATGGTCGATGCTATGCGTTATAGCTCACCAACATTCGACGAAGATTCAGATGGTATCGTTGGTCGTATGGACTTTGCAGACGGCTTCGTCACCATGGACAGAACTAGGGCTGAAGTGTTCGATTCTGCTAGTGGTCTGTTTAGATTATCGCTACAGGATCAACCGACTGGTACATTGAGTAATGGATTACCATTCCCTGATGTTTACCATAGCGACTCAGCATTCGGTGGAGTAGGTGTAGATTCTGATGACTTCCCTATCAGAATTGATGGATAACATGTATAAATAAAGTAGAAATCTTTTAGTAGGATTAAATCATGGCAAAACAAACAATTAATCTAGGGACGACAGCAAACGATAACACTGGCGATACGCTTCGTGCTGCCGGTACAAAGATTAATTCAAATTTCGATGAGCTCTATCAAAATGCATTTGCAGAAAAGGTTAGATTATTTGATAGTGGTACTGGCGGTATAGAATTCGAAGGTGCAGCTGCTAACGCATTTGAAACGAAATTAATTCCGGCCGAACCAACAAAAGATAATGTAATTACATTACCAGATTCAACAGGTACAGTTGTCTTACAATCTACAACAGATACACTATACAATAAGACATTAGTTGATCCGGCATTAGTACATCCTGACATATATGATTCAGCAGGAGCTACAAATTTCTATGCATTCGTTCCTCCAACTGCTGAAGGAATGACAAAAAGTATAAATTTAAACATTCCGACGTTGACAGATAGTGACACCCTTGTTACTAATACGTCAACCTCTACACTTACAAATAAAACAATAAATTATCCCACTGTTCATGATTTGACAGTAAACAGACTATTAGATTCAAATGGCGCGGTCTCTGTGGATTTTGTTGCCACATCTTCGGCGGTAAACTATTTCCAGTTTACGAATGGTGCTGGTGCCAGTACAAGTGAAATTATAATGGAACCAGCCGGTACAGCTGCTAATATAGATTTAACAATACGTGGAAAAGGTACAGGTACCGTTAATCTCGCGGCTTCTTTCACATTCTTAGATTCAAACTACGATCTTTCGGGTATGATTTTACCTGGTGATGCTGGTGTTCATTATTTGAATGGTACATCAACTCTTCCATTAACTATTGATGATGGCGTAAGGGGTCAAGTTATACAAGTTTTAAATGTAAATAATGGTACAGCGACAATAACAAAATCTGCGTCAGCTACCTATGGATTTACTCCTCAAGGTGATAGTGCTGATACAAAGGTTTTTATACAACCAGGCGGGGGATTTACTGCAGTATATTCACCGGGCGATGGAACAGGTAAACAGGGATGGTTCATTCTTGGCTGCGATTCCGATAAAGGAATTGGTAGTCGGGTTAGAATTAGCAAATAAAGGTTAGAAGATGACAGCGATAGTAACTACTCCACTTAAAACAGAATTCATCCAGAATCTTTTTAATGATCTGGCTGATTCTGCTACACACTACTATGTTGGGATTGGTAGATCGCAAGATTGGAACGATTCTGATGTAGCACCTACGCCAAGGAATACTGGTCGAGAGGAAAGAGATTTTCGATTAAATATGCAATCGATGAAGCTCGCTGCAGATTGGAGCTTCGTGGTACCAAGAAATAACTGGTCAACTGGTACGATATATTCTGCATACAGTGATGTAGTTGCAGGCCACGGCGCAACACCTTATTATGTAATAACAGAAAATAATGCTGTGTATATATGTTTAAGACAAGGTAAAGATACTCTTACTGGTACTGCTGTTCAATCATCTGTTGAACCTACCGGGGTAGATACGACCCCACAGGTATATGCAGACGGATATGTGTGGAAGTTCTTATATACTATTGGCGCATCAGATGCTAGTAAATTTCTTTCGGCAAACTATATGCCTGTTAAATTCGTCGATAGTACTGATTCATCTTCACTTGCTGTTTACATTGAACAACAGGGTATTCAAAATGCTGCAGATTCAGGACAACTTGCTGGGGTATCAGTTTTAAATCCTGGTTCAGGATATGTTAGTCAACCTACAGTAACAATTACCGGTAATGGGACTAGTGGTTCCGCAAACGCAGTTATAGTAGGTGGTGCAGTTTCTTATATCGAGATAGATGACAGTGGATCAATATTGAGTGGAATAGGTAATGGATATGATTATGCCGCGGTGTCTATTACTGGCGGTAGTCCAACAACTAATGCAACTGCTAGAGCACAATTAGGACCGAGAGATGGATTTGGTAGAAATCCTTTAATAGATCTTAGAGCTAGAGCTATTATGGTTAACGTCAAACCAGACGGCACAGAAGGTGGTGAATTCATTGTAGATAATTTCTTCCGTCAAATTGGCTTAATCAAAAATCCATATCTTTCTGATTCTGGTTCACCAGGACCAATTGCAACAATAACAGCCGGTAATACTCTGAAACAAGTAAAACTTGCCTCAGTTTCCGGAACATCATTCAGCGGTCAAATTGGAGAAACCTTAGTAGGCGCTTCAAGTACTGCTCAGGCAATCATAGATAAATATGATTCAGATGCTGGTACAGACTATCTCTGGATTCATCAAACAGATAGTACTGGATTCGGCATATTTACTACAGGTGAAACCGTTACAGCTGGTACTGCTTCAGGAGTAACTGATGGATCAACGGCGGTAGTCTCTCCTAAGATAGATCCCTTCTCTGGGGATTTGCTATATATTGATAACCGAGCAAAAATTGAACGAGACGCAGCATCAACAGAAGATCTAAAGATCGTTATTGAGATTTA